ATGAGTTAAACTATTTGTAGCTGCATTGGCAGGTGTGTACGTTAATACCGTTTCATCTGCTATTGATGTGTCTATAGTTTGAACTGCTCCAGCGGCTCTACTTTCCATTTTTGAACCAGTTCTATAAACATCACTCCCAGCACAAGTAAACTTAAGTGTATTTGTTCCACCAGTTGTGTCGTCTGATTGAGCATGAACTACTATAGTTCCAACTGTTGCTGACGGTAATGTTACCGCTTGAGCAGCAGCTCCTGTGTAATTGTTGACCGTAATTACATTAGCTGCATAAGTTTTTGTTGCTCCTGTTGCTACTACTGTTGCAGTTAAACTAGTTAAATCTGGTTTCGTTCCTAAAAACCTTGATGTTATAGTTCCTGTACTAGCAGCCTTATTGATCTGTTGAAATCCTTTTTCGGATCTAACTGGACCATTAAACGATGTGTTTGCCATAATTATATTCCTCCTAGAATATATAAATGTAGTCCCTAGGGGCATGTCGACTATACGCGTCTACACTTAATTTATTGTTTTAATTGTATAGTATAAGTTTTATACGCTATATTTTAGTGAAGTGCAAGAGATCCTACAGGAAATGTACGATTTCAGCGATGTAGCGTTTTGTATTAAGTAGCTACTGAAACTTGTGGAGCCGAATTAGCGATTGAGTTTTCTCTATCTGCAATCTTAGCTTCTTCTAGCTTAATGGCTGTGATGGTTTCTCTAATCTTCTCATCTATAGCCACCATGTTGAGATTGTACCTACCTTCTTTAAGGTGCTCTTGTTGCCAGCTCAACTCCAAGGACATTTTTTGTTTGTATAGGTCTTGGATCATTTATAACTTCCTCATAAGTTATCCATTTCCGGGCTTTATCATAAAATCCCGATTCTTCCCACTTTACACTATTTTCTCCTAGTTTGTCAACTATAGCGTTTTCTATGGCCTTAGAGGAATCTTCGCATCTTATACGAAATTCTACTCTGTATCCATAAGCAATAATGATAATTTTAAAGTCCTTCATGGTGTAATTTCTCACTTTATATTTGAAATGAGGCGAGAGTGTGTCCCGCCTCATTAAATTTAGTTATTACGCACCTTGTACGCCGAAGATTCCTCTAGGGTCTGATACGCCAAAAACGTATCTTTCTCTAGCTTTGAATCTAACGTTACCAGTGTCGAAATCACCTTCCATAGCTGTTTTCAAGGGTGCTCTTTCGAAATGTTTCATTCCGTTAGGTACATCCGTGATTAAATACCAAGAATCAGTATCAGTTAGGTAATTGTTCACTCTATATCCTTGAGGAACCATTCCCATTGATACGATAGCATTGATATCGTTATCAGCTGTGCCAGTTCTACCTTGAGACTTCATCAGTCTGTCAGCGTTAAACTGGTTGTTTGCAGGAACGATCATTTTCGTTGCTTTAGCTGCCACTTTAAGACCTCTCTCATCAGTCATATTACCGATGTCGATCAACGCTTGTTCAAGCGATGTTTCGTTAAGGTCTGCTTGTGTAGTTAGAGTGTTCGAAAACGTTCCAGCAATAGTAGGGTGGTTAGTAGTAAACAAGCCTTTAGCGTCACCAGATTTAAATGTAGCTGTTTGAGGTAGCCCATTTATTAAAGGTTCAACTGATTTAACTTGTTTAGCGTTCGCCATAGATCTTGCTAGCGCTTTTGTATATCTAGAAGAGATTCTATCGTAGAGGTTGTCCTCCATAGCTTCTTCCGTGATTGCAAAGGCTAACGCCATCGTTTCCATTGTGTAACGTGCCGTAAAAGTTTCTTGAGCTTCGTCATAAGATATGCCTTGCCCTTCCGCTTTTACTTGTGCGTTTGCGAATCCAGATAACATTACTTCCTCTTCGAAAGCTCTGTCACTTGATTCAGTTACGTAGATTTCAGATGACTGATTCTCGTAACGTTTGTATTCCAGACCAAATAGTGCATTTAGACCTGGTTCTAGTTCTTTAACTAGCTGTGCTCGTGATATTGCCATGTTCTATATACTCCTATTATTATGATTGTAATTCAATCAGGTTTGGAACAACTACTACGGAGGCATAAGCAGCAGTAATATCCGAATTTGAAGGATCTTCTGCTGATCTTAATAATCTCCATGAGGCTGCGTCCGCGCTTGTGTCGTTG